GTATCTCCGCGAGCGTGACCTCGCGGGCGAGGTTGGGATGGCCGCCCTCGCCCAGCGCGCGCAGCAGCAGCCGCCAGCCGTCCGCGCACGGCTCCTCCATGCGGATCCGCCTCAGTGTCGTCGCAATCATCTCGTCACCTCCGCAACGAACCCCTCCAGGAATTCGATCACGCTGACGTTCTCGGGAATCTCCTCGCCCCGGTTGACCGCATCCACGACGTCGCCCTTGCGCTTGATCAGCTCGATCATGTTCTCGTCGAACGTGTCCCGCCCGAACAGCCAGTAGGAGTTGACCGAGGAAGCCTCCGATCCGATCCGATGAACTCGCGCCTCAGCCTGCTCCATGATCGCCATGTGCCACCCGAACTCGACAAAAGCCACGCTGCTGGCGACCTGGAGGTTGAGCCCGAAGTTTGCCGCCTGCATCGAGGCGATCATCACACGGCAACTGTCCTCGTTCCAGAACTTGTCCTTCGCGGCCTCCCGCTGCTCGTCGGAGTCGCCGCCGGAGATGGTGGCCGGGTCGTAATCGGCCAGAGCCTCGGCCAGCTTCTCCTGGACGGCGCGGTGGTGGGCGAAAACGACGAGCTTGCCGTCGCTGTCGAGGAAATTCCCGATCCACTCGATGGCACCGTTGAGCTTGTGCTCGACAGCGAGCTGCCGCAGGCCGTTGATCCTCACCAGCGCCTCAGCCTTGTACGCGCGGTCGAAGGCGGAAAGAGCCTCACCGGCCGGGAGAGCGCCCCGCTCGACCTTGCGATCCACGACCCACTTCACGACGTCGGCCACAGCCGAGCGGTACTCCCGCTTGCGCTCGATCTCGACAGGAACCTCGGTCCGCTGGAGCGGCGGAAGCTCCTTAGCGACGTCCCTCTTCACGCGCCGCACGTAGCAACTGGCGCGGAGCTTCCGGGCCAGCTCGTCCAGATTCGTCGCGCCGGTCATGTCCCAGCCGAAGCGAGTGCGCTTCGCGCCGCAGTAGCGCCTCATGAATTCCCAGCCGCCGCCGAACTCCCCCAGGCGACCCAGGAAAGCGAGCTGATTGACCAGCTCGACCGGCCGATTCAGCAGCGGCGTCCCGCTGAGACACAGGCGGACCGGGATCCCCTCGGCCAGCTCCAGAGCCGCCTTGCTGCGCTTGGCCTTCTTATTCTTGATCTGCTGGCTCTCGTCGAGAACGATGGCCTTCCACGCGCGCCCCTTGAGCCCCTCGATGTGCTTCGACAGCAGATCGTAGTTGATCACCACGATGTCGCCGACAAGCTCAACCGCCTTGCCACCGGAGACGATCTGAGCGGTCCGGCCGGGCAGCCAGCGACCGATCTCCTCCGCCCACTGGTACTTGACAGCCTTCGGCACGACCACCAGAGCCGGATAGGCGTCCTGGGCCTGGATAACGCCGAGCGCCTGGATGGTCTTGCCGAGCCCCATCTCGTCGGCGACGAAGCACCGCTTGGCCTCGCTGGCGTACTTGATGCCGCCCCGCTGGAACGGGCGCAGCTTCAGCTCGCCGGAACCGAGCCCAGCGATCTCGATCTCGGCGTCGGTCGCCTGCGAGGCGTCGATTCGCTCGCGGACCTTCGCCTCCGCCTTCTCGATCTCAGCCTCCAGGGAGGGATCGATCCGGAGATTGAAGCGGCTCGCCAAATCGACGATCTGCCGCCCCGCCACCAGGGGGAAGTAGTTCACGTCGCGGGGACCGCCGTTTTTCCCGGCCCACTCGCGACCCCGGATGCCCTTCATCGCCCCCACGAGGGCCGGGTCGTAGTCGGTCCTGGTAGCGATCTTGCCGTCCTCGACCCAGACGTTGGGCCGCTGAGCGGCCTGCTCGGCCGCGCGCTCGGCCCCACCGATCAGCTCGTCGAGCTTGGCGCGGTCGGACTCCGAAATGATGAACCCGAAGTCGTCGAGGATCGCCGGGAGCAGCTTGAGCCCCTCGCCGCGCATCGTCCAGCACCGACCGGTCCACTTCCGGTCGGTCCACTTCGCGGCCTTGATTCGGCCGATCAGCTCCATGTTCTTGGGGCTGTACAGCTCGAAGCTGTCGCCGTTCCAAACGGCGGCCATCACCTTGTGAATGCTCAAAAAGGCCCCCAGTGCCATCTCGCCACTGGAGACCCTCTCCAGGTCAGCACGAGCAGCCGCCCGCGCCGCCTTCGCCTTCATCTCCCCCGCGACCTTGGCGCGGGTCGGCTCACGCTCCCAGGTCGTCTCGACCCTGGGGAGCGCGTCCACGTCCACGCCGTAGCCCGAGAGCTGCTGCCTATACTTGGCTAGCATCTCGCGGACGACGTGGCACGCCTCCACGTCCCACTCGCCCGGATCCACGAGTGAGATGTGTTTGCCGAACCCCTGGTCCGGCTTGTTGAAGCCGAGACCGTCCTCGGTCACGGCCCCGTCGCAGACGGCCGACAGACGCGCGCAGGCGTCCTTCAGAATCGCTGCGACCTCGACGACTTCACTCATCCTGAACCTCCCCGGGGCATCTGCCCGGCATCTCACCCCACACTTCTAACCTAACCCACCATGGCGCGTTTGTAAACCCCTCCAACGCTCTTTTTTCTCAAAAATTCCCGCCAATGATTTCGGGCAGTTAGGGGCTCGACCGTGAAGGGCCCCAGAATCGCCGAAAGGATCGGGGCGATTCAGGGTAGCCGAGGGGTAGAGAACGGCTGTGAGAGCGCCGCAAATGGTGCAGGTAAATGTGAGGCGACAGCTACTCGCCGGAATTGCATGCACGAGCGTTCTGGATCCGATCCCAGGAACCCATCAAGATTGCCTCGACACGACCGAGCTTATTTCTGCGCAAAAAATCGCCAAACCCTTCGAGGTCCTTGCAGTGGTTCGAAATAATGCCCTCGGGAATGGTGTGAGCAGGTCTCTCCACCCCTCCAATGCGCCGCTTTTCGGGAGACTCCCAAGTGCTCCTGATCGGGTCAAACTCCCACCCAAGCTGCCTAAGCACAAAACGCATCAACTCCCAGAAAGATACGCCACTGTCCGCGAACTGCGAAGAAATCGAGTCGATAATCATCTCATCCACGACGCCATCGACGGCCACCTCCACTCCCGCACAGAACTCACATCTCGTGCCGCACGCGTTCCACTCCGCGGAGCCCTCCGGGTAACCGCGCTCGTCGCCCAGATACTCGCGATAGAGAACGTTGAGACAACGCTCGCAAGCCAGCGAACAGATGAGCGTCGCCCTACAAACGTCGAACTGGCTCGAACGGACCATCGCCGTCACAAGATCGTTCGGAGTCGAGCCCCCTGAGGCAAACTTCCTCGCCCCATTGGCCTCCCACCTCTTAGGCCACGGCTCCCCGACCCTGCGCACCTGCGTTCCGTGACACAGTCGACACTCACGACCAACAACGCCATCGACCCAGCCGTAAGTCGGGATCACATATCCAGCCGGATGCTGGCACGCCTCGACCTCCTCCTGGACGACCGCACGATAGACATCGTGATGCATCTCGCCCACCGACCGGACATGCAGGTAGATGAACCCAGTCGGCGGGTCGTGGCATTCCCCAGCCGTCCGAGGAAACCACTTGTCGCCCTTGTCGTTTTGGTACCAAAGGGAAGGGATGTCTGCGGGAATCCTCATCTGTCAACTCCTTTCAACTTTCAACGAGCCGCACGCGCGTGCGGGCTAGTCACCCAACGCATCCTGAGCAAGGACACCAACTCTGAGCGGCTTAAATGCCACGTTTTTCTTCGCATCTCCAGCGTGCTTCTCCAGCCACGCAATGGCCTTCTTCGTCGGCCCGCTCACGACGCCGCCCTTGGCGACGACACGTGCGGAGATCTCCAGGTTCTTCTGCGCCACCCGGATGTCCGCCTTCGAACACCCATAGTCCGCAAGATTCTCGGCAAGATCCCGCGGATCAAGAATCCCGCCGGTGGCCCAGAAATACATCTCCATGTTCGAGCGATAGGCATCGACCTCATAGTGGGCTCGCGCCGCCGGAGACGTAAGGTACTCCCAAAAAAACCTCGCCCCTCCACGACGATACTGCTCGACATGAACGCACTCGTGGACGCACGTCGAGATCTGCCCCTCCAGACCGATCCCAGACGAATCGACGCCAATGCGGAACGGCAAATACACCACCCGGCCAATCGTTGTCGCGTAACTCCGCAGAAACCTCTTCTTGTTCTGGATGCCCATGAGATCGAGCGCCCACGCAACAACGCGCATCTCCACCGCGTCAGCCTTATGCGCAGCCCGGAAATTGTACTCCGAGGCCATGTAACCCCAGAACTCCTTAACCACCTCAGACGTCGGCTCGTAGCTCATTCGTCACCTCCACATCCGCCGGGGACACAGCCATGCTCCTCGAACTCTGCGTCGAAGCAGCACTGCCAGTCCATGTCCGCGGGCTCGACCATGTCGCAGTCAATGACTGTCTCCCAGTCTCCGTCCGCATTACAGATCTCCACACACGTGCCGAAGCACCGAGTCTCCTCAGGCTCGCAGCCATCATGGCAGCCCAGCAACCCCAGTGCAACGATGATCACGATCACCGCGAGGAGCCAATTGTCCCATCCTAGCACCCTCCACACCGTTGACGGCATCACTTCCCCTGTCCGAACGGCCGCGGGGTCTCGTCGACCCTACCGTCCATGACACCCAGCGCGTCAGCACGCTGGACAAGTTCAATGTCGTTCTCGACTTGGTCACCCCAGGTATCCCAGTCGATGGGTTTAACCCTAGCAAAAAGCTCGATGCGCGGCACGTCGCCAATGAGCTGGACAATCCTATCACGAACCTCGGGCGGCTTCTCCGAGTGCTTCCGTAGCTCGGACATCACCACCGAGTGGACGCCTGCGTCGATGCGCCTCGGCTTCCCTCGAACCCCGAGCAGCACGTGCTCCGCGTTGGCCCGGGTCCAGTTGCCCATCCCCCAGTGGAGCTTTCCCTCGCTCCGCGTCTTGACCCACGTGAAGGCGATCGTCTTGTAGGTGAAGCCCCAAGCTCGGAGCACCTCGAAGGCGAGCGGCATTCGAGGAGGCGTACACCACATGAACAGGACGCAGTTCTCCGCGCACAGCCGGTCGACTTGGAGGTCCTTGATCTGCTTCTCCGTCATCACCGGGTACTTGAACTCGACGCCGCGGTTCCCGGCCTGAGCCTTGTCTTTGTACGGCCACGGTGGGTCCGCGTAGATGACCTCGTACTTTTTCATTTCTCGATCACCTCGTGAAGCTCCGGATCTGGCTCGACGCGGTCCGCTGCTTCCGTCACGAACGACGGTTCAACTAACCTCCTCGGCTCATCGAGCATACACCTCTGAGATCCTTGGCCCTGTACTTCTTCTTCACCATCTCCTACTCGTCCTCGTTCACCTCGATGACCTCCCCAGTCCGCTTGTCTACGATCCGGTGGAAGTACTCACCCAACAGCCTGTCACGCTTGAGGTTCGCCATCGCTTGCTGCGCGTCCTTTAAGCGCGCGTAGTTCCCGTGGCTCGACCACTCCTTGTGCCACGAGAACCAGGACTTCTTCTTGGGGTTGCGCTTCATCTCGACGCAGAACGGCTTCTCGCGCGACCTCTTCATCCTGCGGTGATCGAGAAGACGCACGGGGTCCTTGGACTGCCGGGCCTCCCTGCGTTCGTTCGCGCGCTCCTTCCAAAAGCTCATCGCGCCTTCCCCTTCGCGGCCAGCCGCTCGTTCATGATGATCTCTCCGAAGCGTTTGATGTCGAGCTGCGCCTTGTTGTCGACGTACTTCTTGCGCGGCCTGGCAGATAATCCACTCAGAGATTTTCCAACTTTCGCCTTCAGTTTCAGATCATCTAGGACTCGCTCTGTGAGTTCCTTCGCGTTTGAGAATTCTCTCTCAAGCAAGTTGTCTTGTGCATCTTTCAGCTCACGAAGCAGTTCCGCCGAAATTCTGTGAATTGGGTTCGCGGCCTCGATGTATTGCAGGCGAGTCATTTGCAGCTCCCGTCGTGTGCGTAGTAGGCGAATAGATCCTGCTGGCGGGGCGAAACATCCGCTGAGCTACTTGCAGGTGAGCTGCCTCTGCCGTTTGTTTGCTTTCGTTTATTAGCGGCCGCTGCTCTCAGTGTTCGTACGGCGCTATCCAATTGAATATCCCAATCGACGCATGGGGGGAGACTACGTTCTTCTGCGGATTGCAGGATTGTCTCGCCAATGGCCCGGCCCAGATGAGTTGGTACGGCGTTTCCAATCTGCATGTACTGCGAACTCATCGACCCTGCGATCTCCCAATCATCTGGGAAGCCCTGAACACGAGCGCATTCGCGAACAGAAAGCGGTCGAACGTCGTCGGGATGACAAATCGCACTGCCTTTTCGGTTCGCTCTTCCTGTCAGCGTGGGAGATGCGGCGTCCCAACTGAGGCGTCGAAAGAATCCCGTCTTCCCGCCCCCGGCGTTGAAAGAACCCCCAAGAGCTTCTGGCTGCAATTCGACAGGCAAGTCTCTCCACGTCCCGCCAGCAGGCACGAGTCTGAAGAACTTTGCCATGTCCTCCGTGTAGACAGAATGAGGACCCGGATCCGCTCGCAAATCCCAAATGGCATCACGAAGAGTCCTGTGCGGTTCAAGATCAGGATGGTCACCGTGTGTCGGCTCAGGAAGAAGCGGCGGAAGTTGCTTGTGGCTTCCAATCATAATGAACCGAAGCCTCTTTTGAGCTGCACCGAAGTCCACCGCATTTAGAACTGCGAATCGGAGTTGGTATCCCAACCCACTCATGTCCGCGAGGATCTGCCGGATAGCAGAGCCAGACATTTCTTCTGGTTCCAAGGGCGGGTTGCCGTCATCTGTATTGTTTGCCCCTTCTTCGTACTTCTTCAGACTCCAGTGCTGACCTGGGCGATCTTTGATAGGCCTATGCTTTAGGGCTGCAGTGACGAGATTCGCGACATTCTCCAGAACGAAGTGACGTGGTCTTATCTCGCTGACCAATCGCAGATAGTGGTATATGAGGTTCCCCCGTGGATCGTTTAATGCCGCGCGATTCCCTCCTGTTGAGAAGCTCTGGCAGGGTGGCCCACCAACCAGCAAGAACACTTCATCCTCAACGCCAGTTTCTTTGCGCAAGGACGCACCTGTGATCTTGGTGACATCGCCGACGTGTTTGCCGGTGCCAGGAATCAAAATATCAGGTCTGTTCTTTCGGATGGTCTCTTGGCATGTGGGGTCCTTCTCCACAGCAACAGATGGTCTGAGGCCTACGGACTCGAGGCCAAGGTCCAATCCCATCGCTCCGGAGAAGAAAGACCATACGGTCTTCTCAACGCTATTCTTTCGCCTCTTCAACGGCTTGTATCCTCCGTTTCAGATTCTGCAGATCCGCCAAGGCGAACCCACTCGTCGACTTCATCTTTCTTGAACTTCCAGAGGCGCCCCACTCGGTGTCCCGGCATCTTTTTACTTGAGATCCACGAATATACGGTGTCCTTACTGACGCCGAGATACTCGCCAATTTCTTCAACTGAAAGCCACCGATCGTCCATCAACATTCTCCGCATCAGAGCAAGCCTGGAGTGTCGCCGAAGCTATCATGCCCCGTCGGCTTCGTCAAAGGGTTTAGCTGGATCTATCATGAAGTAGGCTGATAAGAGGGGGAGAGGCAGGTTTTTATCGGGAGCCCCCGATGTCGGCGGCGAAAGCACTACTGTTGGCAGCCCACACGCCTCGTTGTTCCTCCCAACTCGTCTGCGCCACCACCTCACGAATGCCTCGCTCGGTCAGGGGCTCCAGCCCATCGACCGCTTCGAGCGCGAGGACCTGCTCCTGGATGTCGGGGGCCAGCAGCGTCAGGTTCAGAAGCTGGGTGACCCGGGCGCGGGTGAGCCCGTATTGGCGGGCGAGGGTGGCGCGGTCCTGGATCTCGCCGCTGTCGATGGTCCGCTGAAGGCGGTGCGCCAGCGCCAGCATCCGGGCGACCCGGGCCGGGCGGCGCACGGTCTCCGGTTCCGGTGGTGGCGGCTCCTGGCTGAAGACCACGTCCGCGCCCTTGCGCGCCCGGAAGAAGTGGGTGGTGAAGATCCGCCTGCCCTTCTGCTCATCGCCGGCTTCGCCCTGGGCGCCCACGTTGGCGCGTGGGCCGCGTTCGGTGGTGGTCGCCGCGTCGCTCATGGCCCGGCCTCCGCTTCGCGCTGGGTGGCCGTGTCGCGCCCAGGGGGCGGGTCTGCTTCGTCTTCGAGGAGCCCGCCCAGGTCGGCGCCGGTGAGATCCACCAGCTCGGCGGACACCGTGCCCGCCAGGTCGTCGACCACCACCTCTTTGACCACCGCGGCCACCAGGCGGGCCTGGTTCTCGACGGTGAGCACGTCCCAGACATCGTCGAAGTGGCCAAGCGCATCGGCCACCCAGCTCGCCTCGATCTCGGTGCGCTTCAGCTCGGCCAGTGCCCGTTCCACCTGGTAGAGGCGGCTCTCGCTGCGGGCGATCTGCTCGCCCAGCTCCTCGATGCGGTCTTCGAGCAGGCGGTGGGCCGTGCCGTTGGTGGTGCCCAGGCTCTCGACCAGCTTGTGCCCCTCCCTCGACAAGCGAGCAATCTCGGTGGGCAGCGCCTGGCGCTCGGTCAGCAGGTCCTTTCGGCGTCCCTCGAAGAGCTCCTGCAGCTCGCCGGTGATCCCGAGGGCGAGGTCGCCGCCCAGCGCGGCCTGTCGCAGCACCCGACGAAGCAACTACAGAAGAACCCCTCCACCTCGTCCCAATGGCACGGGCACATGCAGATGCTCCCGTAGTCCGGATGCTCGATGTGGCGCGGGGTCTTCCGCTCCAGCTCCATGAACTCGTCGCGATCCATCACACCTCCCGGTGTCCACAGGCTCGGCACTCCTTGACGATCTCGTTCATGCTCGTGTCGGGGT